TACTAAAAAAGATGCTCCAGTGTCTCCAGAGATATTAGAGTTAATTATTAAGTATAAACCTTATTTTGATAAAGTTGAAGAAATTGTTACCTTTATAGATGATATACGTCATCCAACTGGTATAAATGCTGTATTAGAGACTTACGCTAGGAAAAATGGAACTATTGTAACTAAAAAGATAACTATTGATGGTCAGGAACATGATACGTTTGATTATTATAAACCAAATGATCCTGAAGAGTATGTAATGTGCATAGTTGATCATATCGGATTGATTTCAGAAGAGAAACAACAGGGTAGACAACTATCATTAAGGGAGTCAATTTCATTATTATCATCAAAGTATTTTGTTAGACTTAGAAATAGGTATAATTATATACCTGTTGTAATTCAACAACAAGCTGCTGCTAGTGAATCAATTGAACATGGTAAAGCTAGAAATAATAAACCTACTCTTGATGGTTTAGGTGACAATAAAACAACTCAAAGAGATTTTAATGTAATATTAGGTTTACATAGTCCATTTAGATATGGAATACCAACACATTTTGACTACGATATAACATTCTTTAAAGATTTTATCAGATTTTTAGAGATATTAGGTGGTAGAGAAGGTGGTGCTGGTACAATATGCCCATTATATTTTGACGGAGCTGTAAACATTTTTAAAGAATTACCATTACCAAATGATGAAGAAAATTTAAGAAAAGTGTATAGAAAAATAGAAAACATAAGAAAAAAAGATAAACAAAATGGAAAAACATAGAACAGATTGTTGTGCACTAATGCAATTAAGTAGAGTTGATAATAATACTTCTTTAGGTGCTTTACAAAGAGCTATTGTAAAATTAACAGCAGAAAAACTTGCTAATACTGAAGTAGGTATTACAACTGGTAATGGACAAACTGCAATATTTACTATTGTAAGTCCTGGGGAAGATGTACTTGCTAAAAATTTAGAAACTGTAGGATTTAAACCTGTACATACTTTTGAAAGAAGAGTTGGTTATCCTAAAATGGGAGATTTAACAATGTATATTAAAAATCTTTAAAATGGATAAGTTATACGTAAGAGATAAAAGAAAGGTTAATGAAAAACCTGAAGATTTTTTTAATAGATTATATGAAAGTGATTATGATTTTCCCGATACTTTTTATAATAAAAATTGTACAAAACAACAATGTAGATGTGGTGCTAAAAGATCATTTTCTGATTTATATAAGTTAATGAGAACTTATTATTCTAAAATTACACATAAGCAATTAATAAAAATTATAATTGATAAGTGTACAGATGATACTTATTATAATTTAATATATTGTCCTCACGTTCATAAAATTGTATTATATACAGGAGATTGGGTAATAGATGATGAAGATAAAATTAATAAAGTTGCTTTTAATGAAACTTATTATGATTATCGTAGATTATTTGGTAAAAATGAAATTAAAGAAATAGATAAATTTACTATATATTATTTATATAAAAAATTAGGTTACACAACAGAAGAAATTGAAAAACAAGTTACAAAATTAAAAACTAAAGATGAATAAAAAAACAATAGGAATTTACGCAGATAGTATTGGTGGTGAAATGAAACAAACTGCACCTTATATTAATTTTATATTAAATTTTGGTATACCAAGATTAATTACACAATATGATGACCCAGCTAAAATAGCTGAAGAATGTGACATGTTATTAATTCCTGGAGGTGCTGATATTAATCCAATGAGATATGGAGAAATACCTCATCACAACACAGGTAGATGTAATGTTCAATATGAATATTTAGATTCAGTAATGATTCCTGCGTTTATACTTGCTGATAAACCTATTGTTGGTATTTGTAGAGGTTTTCAAACTTTAAATGCTCATTTTGGTGGGACTTTATTTCAAGATGTTAAAGGACATAATCAAACTAAAGGTTATGGTACAAGATCTGATACTAAAGATGATTTATGGACTGAAAATGGTATTTTTAAAATTAATACTATTCACCATCAATCAGCTAAAAAATTAGGAGATAATTTAGAAGCTATTGGTTTTAGTCCAGTAATTTCAGGTTGTCCTTCTTTAATAGAACCTGAATTTTTAACAGAAAAAAAGTATGGTGAAGATTATTATTATAGTTTTACAGAAGCATTTAAACATAAAAATTTACCTATAGTTGCTTTTCAATACCACCCAGAAATTTTCAATTGTGAATTTGCAATAAGTGAAATTAATAAACTTTTAAAATAATAATTATGAGTAAACAAAAATTACATAATTTATTTTTAGAACCTTTATCAGAAGATGATTTTGATAGATATTTTAATAAAATTATGGAAAGAACTAAACAAGTTCTTAAAGTAAAAGCTGCTGAATATATTAGGAATGAAGATAGAATGCATAATTTTAATAAAGCATCTATAAAAAACCAAGAAATTAGAGAACGTAGTTTAGCGGGTATGAGATTAAAACATGAAGTTTCTATTGATGATATGATTGATGACATTGAATTAGGTTTAACACCTTCTGAACCTGTTGTTAATGAAAAATTTGGAGATAGATTAAATTATGATATCTTAGAGGAAATTAGTATTTTACACAGAATAGATTATAAAAACAAATAATTATGGAAATAGCAATAATATTAATTACAATTTATTTATTATCAGTTTATGGTGCTTATAAATTTGTACAACTGTCTTATCATCACGAAAAAGGTAGATGGAATAATATAAAACCTAATAATACTGATATAATAGTGACTTTTTTTCCTTTTGTAAACAGTGCAGTAGGTATAATGTTTTTAATAGGAGAATGGAAAAGAGATTGTTATAAAGAAACTAATTTCTTTGAAATGAAAAAATAACTATGAGTGTTATAGATAAAACTTACCATCATCTTTTACAGACAATATTAGATGATGGTTTTACGTATGAAGACCCTAATAGAAAAGGTGTAAATAGAATACAGATACCATCTTATACATTTAAACATGATTTTAAAGACGGTTTTCCAGCTATAACTACTAAAAAGTTATATTGGAAAGGTGTTGTAGCTGAACTTTTGTGGATTTTAAAAGGCGATACAAATATTAAATATCTTGTAGATAATGGTGTTAATATTTGGAATAAAGATGCTTATAATTATTATAAAAATGATATGATTAAAAAATCAGCACATTTTAATGATGAAGAAACATATATATCTCAAATAAAATCTCATGGTAAAATTGTAGATAATGGATTTGTTTACGGAAATTTAGGAAGAGTATATGGTGCGCAATGGAGAGATTGGCAATCTGTAGATTTAAAAAACTCAATGCATGATTATGAAATTAAATATGTAGACCAAATATCTAATCTTATTAAAGGATTAAAAAAAAATCCTATGGGTACTAAACACATAGTTACAGCTTGGAATCCTGCTGAATTAGATGATATGGCTTTACCACCTTGTCATTACCAATTTATAATTTTACCAGAACCTTTAACATTAGAAGAAAGATTTGGTAAATCTGAGTTTAATACTTTATTAGATGAATATTCTGAAGAAGAATTAGACTTATTAGCTGATGAAGATGGTTACCCTAAATATAAATTTACATTAAAATTCTCAATGAGAAGTTCAGATGTTTTCTTAGGTCTCCCATTTAATTTAAGTTCTTATGCACTTTTAGCACAGATTATAGGTAAAATGACTAATATGATTCCTAAAAGTATTATAGGTGATTTATCTAATGTACATATTTATGAACCTCATTTAGATGCTGTTAAAGAGCAACTAAAAAGAAATGTAGATAAGTATGATAAATGTGAGTTAAGATTTGCAGGAGAAGAGTCTAATCAGGGTTTAGAAAAAGGAAATGTTGATATTTTTAACAATTTAGAAGTTAGAAATTTTAGACTTAGAGATTATGAATCATATCCAGTAATACCAGCAGAAATGCTACCTTATAATAAATAATAATTAAATTAAAATAATGAAAAAAAGTGAAGTAAAGACAAAAGAAGATTTAGAGGATTATTATAACACTTGTAGAAAGATTAAATTTAGAAAAGATACTGAAGTACCAAAAAGTATTAGAAGTATTTTAAAAAGGATATTAGACTATCAAGATGGGGGATCTGAAGCAACTGTATTTGTTAGAGAAGGACACCATTGTTTATATGGTAAAAGTAGAAGTTTAGATGATATTATTAGAGTATGTAAATATTATTTTCCAAATCATACAATTAAGCAAATAATAAAAAGTATATTAAAATATCAAAAAACTTTTGAAAAGGATTTTTATTTTTCATACTGCCCTAATATTAGAAAAGTTAATTTTAGAGGTTTGACATATTGGGAAAATGATGGATTTGGTAAAAGTCGTTTTAAGGGTTCATTTACTAACCAAGGCTTTTCTAATTGTAAAATAAATGTATTAAATTATATAGATTAATTAAAGTGGTGGTAGGATGGAAGAATATGAAAGATGGAATTACCAATAAAGAAAGAAAAAGCTAATAGAGTTAACCCTAAACAATTATTACTTTACGGGAATCCTAAGGTCGGAAAAAGTACGGCATTAGCAGCATTAGATAATTGTTTAATTATAGATGTTGAAAATGGTACTAATTTTTTAGATGCTTTAAAAATAAATGTTTTAGAACTTGCTAAAAAAGAAGAAAAATCACCTTTAGCAGTTGTAAAAGGAATTATTAATTTAATAAGAGCTCATAATAAAGAAAATGGTGGATTTTTATATAAGTTTATTGCAATGGATACAGTTTCAGAATTAGAAAATATTGTATTACCTTTGGCAAATAATTTATATAAAAATACTAGTATGGGAAAAAATTGGCAAGGTGACGATGTTACTTTGTTACCTAATGGGGCT